GAGGACCATACGCATTACAGAAAGCCTATAGTGAAGAACAGTATCTTGTTCAAACCACTCCGGCAACCATATTTGAATTCAAGCCATCAGAAATTATAAACTTGCTGATGACAGACCAGTTCTTTTATCGAAGAGCTCTAGCTGGATATTACATATATTTAGATGGAGCTGTGGTTATTAAGAACCGGCAATGCGTATCTGTCCGTGATGAACGGATGTTCATTTGCAACGGTATCAATGCACGCTGCTGTGTAGTAAAAAAAGTCTTAGTTCGCAAAGTATATGACAGAGCGAAACTAAAATATGAAGCTGCAGCTAGGCCTGGCGGTCCTCCAAGTTTGTCTTTTGATGACAAAGAGGAACATCGCAACGACGGCGCGTGTGTCGAGACGAGTATAACTATGGTTTCGATTCAGCCCCCTTCTCTGATTACTCGAGTTACACCCGATAGTCTGTTAAGTTTTATTCGCAAGCCTAACGATACCTTCTGTGTTCTTTTCAAAAATCACATGGCGCGTATAAATATAACCGTAGAGCAACTCGCAGAACGTGCGGGTGTTTCCACAAAAACGATACAGCGTATGCGTAATGAAGCTGGATATAGGCCGGTCCTTAAAAACTTGGTGGCGGTTTGCCTCTCAATGAATCTTCCACCATACGACTCTGCTCAACTCCTTCATTTAGCCGGGTTCGTACTTAATTCTTCAGAGGAGGAACAACTCTATGAGCTGCTATTAAGTATGTGTTGGGAGGCCCCAATGGACCAAATCAACGACTTCTTAGACAGCATAAATTTCCCCAATTTTAGAAGCTAAAAATACAAGTAAAGGAGGCGCTCTTATGGCGAAACATCGTTCGTTCAAAGAATACATATCCGACAAATTTTATAATCAAATGTTCGGCGCGTTAAAATCTTTCGTCATAACAAATCGCGCCCGCCTTGACTTACGCTCAAATATCGTAAGTAATATAGACTTCATCGAGCTTTCAGACTTCACTGTTAAGGCTGTAGGAATCGATGACCGAGAAGGCACCGGGATAGCTTTTGATGTTGCTGTCGAGGCAGAGCTGGAAGTTACCGAACGTTCATCTCGAAAAGGTATACGCTCGGATGCCTGTTCTCAGTGGTTCTTACTTTGTTGTGAGGGAGACTTGAGTAAGGGAGTATCCAGCTTCAAGGTCAACCGCATCGAAGTATACAATCAAATGCAAATGCAAAAGAACCCACTGACCGATGCTCTCATTCCCTACACCTCCCCCAGCTCTTTTGACGATAGGGCTGAGGAAATACTGAAAAAATATTATCCCGAGGCGCTCGAAAAGCCGAGAATCGTCGACCCGATGATCCTTGCACAGCGCGTGGGACTATCACTGTTATTTCACGGAATAGCACCCGATGGTTCTGCTTTTGGTAAACTTTTCTTTGCAGATACCGAGGATGAGCTTTACGATTCAATAAACGACCGTCTGGTATCCCGTGAAATGAAAGAAGGCACCGTTGTAGTTGACCCGAGCAATTTCTTCTTCAGAAATCTCGGCTCAGTGAACTTCACCATAGCCCATGAAGTTGTTCACTGGCTGTTACACAAAAAGGTCTTCATGCTCGAGAAACTGTATAACCCGGATGCTCGTCAGATTCAGTGCCAGGTATATGGCGGTGTTCGTGGTGATACAGTAAGATCCGAGACGGAAGTCATGGAGTGGCAAGCAAACAAGCTGGCGCCCCGCCTCTTGATGCCTCGCACTACCTTCAGAGCTAAAGTCAATGAGCTCATAGCGCATTATAAGCGTATATATGACACACAAGAGCTCATCGAGATTATTGAGCCGGTAATTGCCGACCTGGCTACCTTCTTTGGCGTTTCCCGCACTGCTGTTAAAATCCGTATGATTGATGTTGGATTTGAGGCGGCAATGGGCGCATTCAATTACATTGACGGAAAGACAGTCCCCACGCACACCTTCAAGAAAGGGGCCATCAAACGAAATCAAACATATTCGATAGGCGCAGAAGACCTGGCTTACACCATACATAGCAACAAAGATATCCGCGACCAAATGGAGTCCGGAGCCTACGTTTATGTTGAGAGCCACTTGTGCGTAAACTCCCCGGATTATATCACCATCAGTGAATCCGGTGGTGTGCGCATGACCGAATACGCAAGAACGCATATTGATGAGTGCTGTATCGCATTTGAGCTCACCCTGAAACACAAGACAAAATTCGGTCAGAAGTATTATACCGAATGCGCATTATACCGAGGCGCCAGCGGTGATGTCGAATTCACGGTTTCTTTCGCGCCCAATGTCAATGATAACGTTATCAGTCGTGCTTCTGCTCTATCCAACTATTACGAAGCAGTCAATGAAACCTTAAGAGCTCTTGCGCCCTTATCCTTCGGTGAGTCTCTCGCGCATCTTATGAAAGAATCGAAGGTTACCGTAGAAACGCTGGCGTGGGACACCGGGTTCAACGAGAAAACAATATCCCGTATGCGAAACGAGCCGACATACCCTAAGAGCATCGAAAGCGTTATTGCTGTATGTGTCGCACTGCATCTTCCCCCGTTGGTAAGTAAAAGCCTGTTAGATAAGACATGCTTCAAATTCCAACCCATCAACAATCCTGCGCACTTCTTATACATCACTTTCATTGAAAGCATGTATAACGAAACTGTCGAGACTTGCAATAAATTGCTCGAGGCCAACGGATATGCTCCCCTAAACGACTAACAAAAAAGGAGGTTCACTATGAAAAAAAGAAAAAAGCAAAAATATTATGATCCTACGATTATGCGACCCTTGATAACCGTCAAAATAGCTGGAACCTCCAACCAGGAACTCAGACAGAGGATTATCAATTTTGCCGCTAGTGAAGAGTTTAATCCACGTCCGCAAGGAACACCCTTAAAAAAAGGAGACGTCATACCTTATCTTGATGAACACCCTGATGCATTCCAAGAAGCATTAGAAGGTAAACTCATATACATCAATGGCCAACTAATGCCCCGGAACAGCATATATGTTGCTACGTCTATGTTTGCTGCGGCAGTGGATGAAATTACCGCTAAAACACCACGCTCGCGCAAAATTTACTGGTACAAAAAAGCCTGTCGACGCATTAGACCTCGGAAGGCAGAACAAGGGGTTAAAGTCCCCGCTGGTGTCACTCCACATGTAGAAGCATCTTATCGAAATCGCGATAAAGGTATATTTAAGTTTTCCACCGAGGATTCTCAACAGTTCAACACCATTTTAGGAGCTAACGGGCATATTAGCGCATCCACAGAAGCTAGCTTTGCATCCTACATAAATCAGAGCCCGGATAACTCCTTCTCGGTACTGATAAAAAAGTATATGAAAGAAAAGCATATTACTGTAGAGAAACTCGCTGCCAACTCGCACCTTTCCACTAAAACAATTCAGCGAATGCGCAACACCCCGGGATATGTTCCCAAGCCTGTCACCCTGGTTCTTGTTTGCATTGGGCTTTCACTCGAACCTACGAAATCAAGTGTCCTTCTTCGTATGTTCGGATATACGCTCAATAACAATAAGCAAGAAATGGCATACCAATTTATTATTAACACCCTGTGGGGATGCTCCGTAGATGAAATCAATGATTTGATGTGCAGACACGGTCTTTCCACGTTAACAGAAGAATAATCTCTAACCCATACGACCTGGTTTTCAGTAATCGTATGGGTTTTTATTTTTTCAAAAAATTTTTTTACGAAAACCGGACTTTTTGTGTCTGGTTTTTTCTTGTTTTTGAACCCACTTACAACCCCTTTTAGCATTCAAAAGAAGTATTACACCGTAAATTTACCCTTTTTCGGGCCCTTTTCGGGGTAAAAATACCAGACTTTCTGAGGCCTGGTCAAGCCCGATTTTATGGTGTAAAATGTAGCCAGCAAGTGAGAAACTTGCGAAAATAATAATCCAGTCTCGAGTGCGCACAAAGGACGGATGAGGATACATAGAAAGCTCTGGTTCCAGAAAGGACCTAGCTCTCGAAGTACTCACCCGTATTTTGTCACGCTCATTTTACGGTCGGTGTACTTCGATGCACCGGCTTTTTTGTTTCCCTCCGTCCCGAGGCGGACAGGAGACAATCAATGAAAATTACGTACCAATTTGCAAAACCCGAAGACAAAATTGAAATCGAAGTATCCGACGACATCGGCGAGGTAATCGTCCGCCTTGACAAGGACGAGCGCAACAGCTATCAGAAGCTCCACCGCCGCAGCTGTTCCCTTGAGGCTTACGACTCTTATGGAAGATTAATTGAAGCTGACGAGGACGTGGAGAGGGATTTCACCGATAAAGAGGAAATCGAAGCCTTGCATAAAGCTATCAAGACTCTCCTTCCCGAACAGCAAGAACTTATTAGAAGGATATTTTTCGAAGATGAAAAAATCAGCACCATCGCGCAAAAAGAAAATGTTAGCGCAGCAGCCATTCATAACCGGCTAAACAAAATTTTTGCTCAACTTCGAAAAAAATTGTGAAAAGGGGGGTTAAAAAGTGCCATTTTCGTGAGCTACCTATGAAGGGACACAACGATACTACCCCCTTCGGAAAGGTGAGACCCCCATGAAGCACAAGCTGAACATCAGTGTTTCGAAGGAAAACCAGGATAACGGAATTGTAGCTACTAAAAAGCGCAGCATCCGTGAAAAGCTTCTCACGAAGCTCCTGGGAGAGAAAAAGAAAGTTATGGTCATCGTGCCCGGCGAATCCGTCGTTTCGATTACCATAACGGAAATCTCAGAAGGAGGTAAGTCGAATGGTAAATCCCAACGAGCTATCCCTTCTACTTGAGGAACTCCGAAAAGCTATGCAGCGCGTGAACGAGATTGCTGACAAAATCACTTCTCTGCTCCCCGAGGAAAAAGCTGCTACGAAACCGAAAGCAGTAAAACTTGAAGATGTAAGAGCTGTACTTGCCGAGAAATCTCGTAACGGGCATACAGAAGCTATCCGGGAATTACTCAAAAAGCATGGTGCCGACCGCCTTTCGGCTATCGACCCTGCTCACTATCAAGCCCTGCTTGAGGAAGCGGAGGTATTAAGCAATGCCACCTAACGGACACGCCCTACTCTCTGCTTCAAGTTCAAGCCGCTGGCTTAACTGCCCGCCCTCTGCTCGGCTCTGCGAAAATTACGACGATAAAGGTAGTGATTTCGCAGCCGAAGGTACCGATGCACACACCCTCTGTGAATATCACTTGAGGAAGGAACTCGGTGAAGATGTCGAGAGTCCGGTCGAGAACCTTACCTGGTACAACAGCGAAATGGAAGAATGCGCCACCAACTACGCTTCCTTCATTATGGAAATCGTGGAAGAGAGAAAAGCTGCAAACGCCGCCCCTATTATTCTCACTGAACAGCGCCTCGATTTCAGCAAGTATGTACCCGAAGGATTCGGTACCGGTGACTGCATCATAGTTGCGGAGAAAGTACTCCGAATCGTGGACTATAAACACGGTCGTGGAGTATTAGTCGAGGCAGACAACAACCCCCAGATGATGCTGTACGCTCTGGGCGCTTTGGAGATATTCGATGGAATCTACGATATTGATACCGTTGAAATGACAATCTTCCAGCCGAGGCGCAGCAACATCAGCACCTTCACTATGTCAAAAGACGACCTCTACGCTTGGGCCGAAAATATTCTCCGCCCTGCCGCAGACAAGGCTTACAGAGGTGAAGGTCAGTTCAACTGTGGCGAATGGTGCCAATTCTGCAAGGCAAAGGTTGACTGTAGAAAGCGAGCTGAAACGTATCTAGCCATCGCGGCTTTCGACTTTGTCGACCCTCCCCTACTTACAGATGAAGAAATCGAGGATATTCTCTTAAAGATTGATGGCCTCGTTTCCTGGGCCAACGACCTGAAAGAACACGCCTTCCGCGCAGCCCTCAGCGGCAAGCAATGGAAAGGCTGGAAGCTGGTCGAAGGTCGATCAACTCGTAAGTATGCCAGCGAAGAAGCTGTAGCCACTATCGTATCCGAGGCGGGCTTTGACCCGTACGAAAAGAAGGTTCTCGGCCTTACCGAAATGCAAAAGCGCCTCGGCAAGTCCACCTTTGAGGAGCTCCTCGGGCACCTCATTATCCGCCCTCAAGGCAAACCCACATTAGTGCCGGAATCCGACAAACGACCGGCAATGACAACCGCAAAACAAGATTTTGATGAGTAAAAAGGAGAAAAACACTATGAAAACAAACGTAAACCCCTGTAAAGTAATCACTGGCCCCAACACCCGCTGGTCCTATGCAAACGTATGGGAGCCCAAGGCAATTAACGGCGGCACCCCCAAGTATTCCGTATCCCTTATCATCCCCAAGAGTGATGAAGGAACGGTCGCAAGAATTAAAGCTGCAATCGAGGCAGCTTACAAAGAAGGCGAAGCCAAGCTCAAGGGCAATGGCAGAAGCACTCCCCCTCTCACCGCAATCAAGAACCCTCTCCGCGATGGTGACCTTGAAAGACCCGATGACCCCGCTTATGCTAACGCATTCTTCATCAATGCGAACTCTGCAACTCCTCCCGGCATCGTTGATGTCAACCGTCAGGAAATTTTCGAGCACTCCGAGGTTTATAGCGGTGTGTATGGTAAGGCTTCTATTACCTTCTACGCTTTCAACTCTAACGGCAACCGTGGCATCGCGTGCGGCCTGAACAACCTTCAGAAGATCCGCGATGGCGAACCTCTCGGTGGCAAGGCAAGCGCTGCTTCCGACTTTGCAACCGACGATGACGATGACTTCCTCGCATAAATCCTAAGCTATTACCGGAGGGGTGGTAGCAATACCACCTCTCCTCAACAGAAAGGTACGAACTATGAAAACACTTAGTATTGACATAGAGACCTATAGCGGCACCGACCTCACCAAGAGTGGGGTCTATCGCTATACAGAGGACCCGAATTTTGAAGTCCTCTTATTTGCCTATTCCATCGATGGCGGCCCCGTTTCCGTAGTCGACCTTGCTATGGGTGAAAAGATACCCGAAAGCATTCTCGCCGCACTGGAAGATGATACCGTTCTGAAGTGCGCATTCAACGCTAGCTTTGAACGCATCTGCCTCTCTCGTATGCTCGGTTATGAAACCGGTGTGTATCTCTCACCTGAATCATGGCACTGCACTATGATATGGTCCGCTTATATGGGCTTACCACTTTCTCTTCAGGGGTGTGGCGCAGTCCTGAAACTCGACAAGCAAAAGCTAACAGAAGGCAAGGAGCTTATAAAGTATTTCTGTGTTCCCTGCGCTCCTACTAAGGTGAACGGTGGCAGAACTCGTAATAGGCCAACCGATGCGCCGGAAAAGTGGACGCGCTTTAAGACTTATAACGCGCGCGATGTTGAAACGGAGCTTGAAATCCAGCACGAACTTTCCAACTTTCCGGTTCCCCCGGAGATATGGGAAGAATACCAAATCGACCAAGCCATAAACGACACGGGAGTGGCCTTGGATATGGAACTCGTCAGACAGGCTATTGCTCTTGATGGTGTATCTAATGCAGAGCTTACGCACGCTCTGACAGAACTTACCCAGCTTGAGAATCCCAACTCAGTAGCTCAGATGAAAGCCTGGCTCGCAGGACAGGGATTGGTAACAGATACACTCGGAAAGAAGGCAGTCAAGGAACTCCTGAAAACCGCTCCCGAGGAATTGCGCCAGGTTCTCGCGCTTCGGCAGCAGCTCGCCAAGTCCTCCGTCAAGAAGTATCAGGCAATGCAAAACGCAGTCTGCGCAGATGGCCGCGCGAGAGGGATGTTCCAATTTTATGGCGCAAACCGAACCGGCAGATGGGCAGGCCGCCTGATTCAGATGCAGAACCTTCCGCAGAATCACCTCCCCGACCTCGAACAAGCTCGTGCCTTGGTGCGAAGCGGCAATTATGAAGCAGTAAAAATGCTTTATGACGATGCCCCGGATACTCTTTCCCAGCTTATAAGAACCGCCTTTATTGCCGGGGATGACCGCAAGTTTATCGTGGCGGACTTCTCCGCTATAGAAGCCAGGGTTATTGCCTGGTTTGCCGGTGAGGAATGGCGCCAGGAGGTATTCGCTGAAGGTAAGGATATCTACTGTGAATCTGCTTCAAGAATGTTCAAGGTCCCTGTTGAAAAGCACGGTGTAAATGGCCACCTTCGACAGAAAGGAAAAATCGCAGAGCTGGCCCTCGGATATGGCGGTGGTGTTGGTGCTATGAAAGCAATGGGAGCTATTGATATGGGCATCCCTGAAGACGAACTTCAGCAAATCGTCGACTTATGGCGCCACGAAAATCAGAACATCACGAGGTTTTGGTGGGCTGTAGATGCAGCGGTCAAAAACGCAGTGGCCTACAAGACTACGGAAAGCACCTACGGCATTGATTTCACCTATAAAAGCGGAATGCTTTTCATTACTCTTCCCTCCGGCCGAAAGCTCACCTATATCAAGCCAAAGGTCGAACCCAACGAATATGGAGGCACCTCCATTACTTATGAGGGCATCGGCGCTACTAAGAAATGGGAGAGGCTCGAATCCTACGGTCCTAAATTCGTGGAGAACATAGTTCAAGCCACGGCAAGGGATATCTTATGCAACTCTATGAAAACCCTTCGCAACACTAAAATGGTGATGCATATTCACGATGAAATCGTAATCGAAGCCGACAGGAGAATGTCTCTTGAAGCTGTATGTGAGCAGATGGGCAGAGCGCCTGAATGGGCCGAAGGTTTACTACTTCGCGCTGACGGTTACGAGACCGATTTCTATAAAAAAGACTAGTATTTGTAAATCAAAGTAGTCAAATCAACACATTTTTCGATACCTTGAGGAGGTCAAACCAAATGATTACACTTTATAGCTCGGATTATACCGGCACCCCCGGCAACTGCTCTTATCCCCATAAGCACGTTGTAACGGACCTCGAAACTCTGAGGGCTGCAGTCGGGCGCGACTACGTTTGCGCAGAATACAAAAACAACTATCGCAACGGTGAGAACTTCCTCAGCTCCGACTGCCTCCCTGTTGATTGCGATAACGACCACTCGGAAGATCCGAAAGACTGGGTAATGCCCGCAGATGTTTACGAAGCATTCCCCGGTGTTACCTTTGCGGTTCACTACAGTCGTTCCCATATGCGTGAGAAGCATGGCAGGCCGGCTAGACCGAAGTTCCACGTACTCTTCCCCATTACCCCGATGACCGACCCTATTGCTTATAAGGAAATGAAGCGAATGGTCAACTCGGTGTTCCCCTACTTCGATAATAACGCTCTTGATGCTGCCAGGTTCTTCTTCGGAACTAACAACCCCGAGGTTGAGCTCTATGTACGCGAGATGAACCTCACCGAGTTCTTCGAGGAGGACTTCGATGCGGACATGCCCAACTCGAGTCACTCTACCGTAATTACTGAAGGAAGCAGAAACGCTACTATGTCCCGCTTCGCCGGCCGTGTCATCAAAAAATACGGTGATACCGAAGAGGCCTACCAGGCATTCCTCGAACAGGCGGCAAAATGCGCCCCACCGTTGGCCGATGAGGAGCTTGGGACGATTTGGCGCTCGGCTCAGAAGTTCTTTGCCCGTGTGAGCCAACAGGAGGGCTACGTGGCGCCCGAGGCTTTCAACTCCGACGTTTCATACAAGCCCGGGGACTACTCGGACGTAGGCCAAGCAAAGGTCCTGTCCACTCATTTCGATGATGAGCTCAAATATTCTACTGCTACCCACTATCTCCGCTACCTCGACCACTATTGGCAGGAAAGCGAACCCGGCGCTCAGGCTATTGCACAGGAGCTTACACGCAGACAGCTTGAAGAGTCACTTGCGCAAATTGCTGAGGCTCGCAAGAGGCTGGAAAGCTCCGGAGGCATTGATGTACTTAACAACGCGACCAAGGCAAAAGCTGAGGCCATCATGACCCCGGCGCAGCAAGAGGCATATCACGATTACCTTGAGGCTATGGCCTATCACAAGTTTGTACTGAGGCGCCGCGAATCCAAGAACATAACCGCTACTCTCAAAGAGGCTCGCCCGATGCTGGAAATATCACCGCGCGACCTCGACAGTAACCCCTTCTTACTTTGTACCCCCGCTGCCACCTACGACCTTCGCAAAGGAATGGACGGTGCTCAGGAACATGACCCCGAGGACTTCATTACGAAAATTACCTCTGTATCCCCCAGTTACAAAGGCAAAAAGATATGGGAGGATTGCCTGAATCTTATTTTCTGCAATGATCAGGAACTCATCGATTACGTACAGCAGATTTGTGGCCTTGCTGCCATAGGACGTGTATTCCTTGAAGCCCTGATTATCGCATACGGAAGCGGCCGCAATGGCAAGTCTACGTTTTGGAACTCCATCGCAAAAGTGCTCGGACTTTACAGTGGTAACATTTCTGCAGACACACTCACTGTGGGATGCAGGCGCAATGTGAAACCCGAAATGGCTGAAACCAAGGGTAAGCGTTTCCTTATTTCCGCAGAGATGCAGGAAGGTGCTCGACTTAACGACTCGACAGTAAAGCAGCTCTGCTCGACTGATGAGATTTTTGCTGAGAAGAAGTATAAGGACCCGTTCAGCTTTACCCCCTGCCATACACTCGTGCTCTATACCAACCACCTACCCCGCGTTAGTGCCTCTGACGATGGCATTTGGCGCCGACTTATCGTTATTCCGTTCAATGCCAAGATAGAGGGCTCGAGCGACATTAAGAACTTTAGCGAATACCTCTACAACAATGCAGGCGAAAGCATTCTTGCCTGGATTATCGAAGGCTCCAAGAAGGTTATTGATGCCGAATACAAAATCAAGCTCCCTGCTTGTGTTGAAAAAGCAATCAGCGAATATCGCAGTCAGAACGACTGGTTCACTCATTTCCTCGAGGATAAGTGCGAAACCGATATGAAGTATCGCGTAAGTTCTAACGACCTTTACCAGGCATATCGCGCATACTGCCTTGAAACCAATGAGTATGTTCGCTCAACAACTGATTTTTATACCGCACTCGAGAAAGCCGGCTTTGACAGGATTTCTATTGACAGGAAGCGCTACTTTAGAGGCCTTAAATTGAAGCCTGAATTTGACGATTTTCTTGACTAAAACAACACTATGACAATGTCTATCAACGTCATTTACAAAAACTCTCTATAGCACAAAAAAATTTGTTACTAGAAAAAGTTTGGAAAACAACGTTGATAGACCTTGCACTAAGACCTAAAAAGCCTTGTGGAGTAAGGAATTATGAGAGAAAAAACCATAGAGCAAAAGCTCGTAAAAAAAGCAAAAGAAAGAGGCGGTGTGGCATTAAAATTTGTGTCACCAGGACTAGACGGTATGCCCGACCGTATCGTAATTTTGCCGGATGGGCATGTTGGCTTCGTTGAAGTCAAGGCCCCTGGCAAAAAAGCCCGGCCTCTTCAGATAGCCCGGCACTCTTTACTGATGCGCCTTGGCTGCAAGGTGTATGTCCTTGATAACACTGAACAGATAGGAGTAATTCTTGATGATATACAAACCTCATAACTACCAAACCTATGCTACCGAATTCATTCTTGAACACTCCCAAGCTGCTGTGTTCTTGGATATGGGTCTCGGAAAGAGCGTTATTACCCTGACTGCCATCCAGGAACTTTGCCTGAACCGCTTTGAGGTAAAAAAAGCCCTGGTAATTGGACCGCTCCGAGTAGCCCGGGACACCTGGCCGGCAGAACTCGAAAAGTGGGACCATCTGAAGGGCCTTACATATTCGGTGGTAGTAGGAACCGCTGCAGAGCGCCGAGCAGCCTTAAAAAAGAAAGCGCACATCTATATTATCAACCGCGAAAACATCCCCTGGCTTATTGATGAAAGCGGATACCCCTTCGACTTTGATATGGTAGTCATTGATGAGCTCTCTTCGTTTAAGTCCTACCAGGCTAAGCGCTTCAGAAGCCTTCTTCGTGTAAGGCCGAAGATAAAACGCATAGTTGGACTTACCGGAACCCCCTCAAGCAACGGTCTGATGGACCTCTGGGCCGAATTTCGCATTCTGGATTTCGGAGAACGCCTCGGGCGCTTCATTACCCATTATCGTAATACCTACTTCCAACCCGACAAGCGAAACGGTATGGTCATTTATTCTTACAAGCCTCTCCCCGGGGCTGAAAATGCCATATATTCAAAAATATCCGACATCACGATTTCCATGAAGGCGGTTGACCACCTGGATATGCCCGAGTGCATTATGAATAACGTGCGCGTTTCCCTTTCAAAGGAAGAAAAAGCGAAATATGACACTCTCCGAAAAGACCTGATTCTTTCAATAGGCGAAAACGAAATTGATGCGGCAAATGCAGCCTCCCTCTCGAACAAGCTCTCGCAGATGGCAAACGGAGCGATTTATAGAGGCGACAGAGAGTTCATAGAAATACACGACCATAAGCTGGATATGCTGGAGGACCTGATAGAAGCCGCTAATGGCAAGCCTGTTCTCGTCTCCTACTGGTTCAAGCATGACCTTGAGAGAATTCGCCGGCGCTTTAAGGTCCGTGAAATCAAAACTTCGAAGGATATACTTGATTGGAATGCCGGAAAAATACCGGTCGCAGTTATCCACCCCGCTTCTGCCGGGCATGGCTTGAATTTGCAGGCCGGCGGTTCCACCCTTATATGGTTTGGCCTCACGTGGAGCCTGGAACTCTATCAGCAAACGAATGCCCGACTTTGGAGGCAAGGCCAAAAGGAAACCGTGGTCATTCACCACATCATAACTGAGGGCACCATTGACGAGCTCATTTTACGAGCAATAAACAAGAAAGAAAAAACGCAAAACGACCTTATTGATGCAGTAAGGGTCACCTTGAAAGGAGGTTAAATATGACGCCCCATGAAACCCTGGCAAAAGCCATAGTAACTCAGGCTATAGCCGACTATATTCCCTTTTATACAGCGCTCGAAAAACATCGGGCCATAGATACGAGCCTCTTTGATAAGGAGATGCTGAAAAAATACAATAAAGATCTCGCGAAACTCGAGAGGGACTTTGATGAACTTGTCGACTTCTTCTACTCCCCTTGGTTCACGCAGCTTACCGACCTTAACCCCCAACTCATACTTGATAAACTCGGAAAGGAGATTGATAGACGTGACAGCGAAAGAATACATCGGTCAAATATCAAGGCTTGAAAGCCATATCAACGCTAAAAAGCAGCGTATTGAGGCTATGCGCTGTATGGCCACAAGTGTCGGGCCCAACTATAGCGGAATGCCGCATAACCCCAGTAAATCTGTATCTCCTATGGCTGATGCAGTATGCAAGATTATCGACCTTGAAGATGAAGTCAGGAAAGACGAATACAGGCTTCAGGAAAAGCGCCTATTTCTCCTCGAACTTATAGGCCAAATTGAACACCCTGATTATCAGACTATTCTGATTAAGCGCTATGTCGAACACTTCTCCTGGGAGGATATTTCTAGGACTTTATTCTTCACAAAGCGCTGGGTGTTTACCCTTCACGGTCGCGCCCTGCTGGAGCTCGACAATTTGCTTAGGAATTCCCCGCGCATCCCTTAAAGAGTTCACTCGAATTCACTCGAAATCACTTGAGTTCACTACCCCTTATGTGGTATACTTATAATGGAAAAATAAATAGAAACCAAGCCTATGTGGGACCCCATCTCACATGGGCTTTTCTTATGCAAAGGAGGAATGCCCACATGCCATCCAAACCAAAGAAGCCCTGTGGTTTCCCCGGCTGCCCCCTCCTTACCCACGACCGTTACTGCGAGGAACACACCAGGGTGATGAACACTCGCTATAACAAGTACGAACGTCCATACGACAGTAGCGAGAGGTATGGGTATGCCTGGCGCCGGATAAGAAACAGATACATCAAGGCCCACCCTCTCTGCGAGGAGTGCCTGAAGAACGAGCGCTTAACACCGGCAAAGGAAGTCCACCACATCCTCCCTCTCGAGAAAGGTGGCACGCATAATGAGTCAAACTTGATGGCTCTTTGTAAATCGTGCCACTCACGAATCACTGCAGAAATGGGAGACCGCTGGCACAAAAAATAATTTACCCGGAGGGGCGGTCAAAATCTCTACGTGTATTTATTTCGACAGCGGGCTGGGGCCTTCGTGTGCAAAAATCCAAAAACAAACGGGGTATTAACCCCAGGAGGTAAAAACGTGGCAAAAGACGGCACAATGAGAGGCGGTCCCCGCCCCGGTCAAGGCCGGCCGAGGAAGGCTCTCACAGACAAAATCAATGACGGGACAGCGGATAATGCTCTAGTATTACCCACCCCCGCAGAATTCACCGGCGAGGATGTTCCCCCGGTGAAGGAATACTTAAAGGCTCAACAGAAAACCGGGAAAGGTTTCTGCGCAGAAGAGGTATATAAAGAAGTTTACCTTTGGCTCAAGGCGCGTGGCTGTGAAAGACTCGTAAGCAGCCACGCG